ATGGCTCATTTCATCGAAACTATGGCCTACGCCGGCGCCACCCCCTGGCACGGCCTGGGCAACCAGCTCACTCAGAAACAGCCCATCGAGGTCTGGCAACACGAAGCCGGCATGGATTGGCAAATTTTGGAGAGCCCCGTCCATTTCAAATCCGATGCCGTCGGCCACCTGGGCGCGATTCATTCCTTCCCCGAGCAAAAGGTGCTATTCCGTTCGGACACCAAGGCCCCGCTGTCGGTGGTCTCGCAGCGCTACCACACCGTACAGCCAAGGGAAGTGCTGGAGTTTTACCGAGACCTTACCGAGGTGTCCGGCTACGAGCTGGAAACCGCCGGCGTACTCAAGGGTGGCCGCAAGTTCTGGGCGCTGGCGCGTACCGGGCAAGGCGCAGCGCTCAAGGGCAACGACCAGGTCAACGGCTACCTGCTGCTGGCGACCTCCTGCGACGGCACCCTGGCCACCACGGCAACGCCGACCACGGTGCGCGTGGTCTGCAACAACACCCTGACCATCGCCCTGGACGGCACCAGCCGGGCGATCAAGGTGCCGCACAACACCCGCTTCGATCCCAAGGTGGTGAAGAAGCAACTCGGTATCGCGGTATCCCAGTGGGATGAGTTTATGTACCGCATGCGTGCGCTGGCCGAACGCAAGGTGCAATGGCATGAGGCGCTGGGCTTCTTCATGAACGTGATGTGCGAGACCAGCCCGACCGGCGCTCTACCCGAGCAACTACCCAACGAGCGCGCCCTACGTAAGGTCCAGGAGCTGTACGAAGGTCGTGGTCGCGGTAGCCAGCTGGACTCGGCACGCGGCACCGCCTGGGGCCTGCTCAATGCCGTGACCGAGTACGTCGACCACGAGCGCCGTGCGCGCAGCAACGAGTACCGCATGGACTCGGCCTGGTTCGGCCAGGGTGCGCAGATCAAGCAACGCGCCCTGGATGCCGCGCTGCAACTCGCAGCTTAACCCTCAATTACCTCAACCCTCGCGCCCGGTCAGCCTTGTGCTGGTCGGGCGTTTTTCTGTCTGCAGGTGAACAGCATGAAAGCAACGTCATTGGACGGCAGCACCAGCAAGAACCGCCCTGCCCTGCGCCTGGTCAGCACCAAGGAGCTGCCGCGCGAGGACTGGCTGCAGATCCGCAAGCAAGGCATCGGTAGTTCAGATGCAGCAGCTGCCGTCGGCCTCAACCCCTATAAGTCGCAATTGGAACTGTGGCTGGAGAAGACCGGTCGTGATGCCGGGCTTCCGAAGGCCGATCCACACGATGAGGAAAGCCCGATGTACTGGGGCAATGTTCTGGAACCCATCGTGGCCTGGCACTACAGCAAGCGCACCAAGAGCAAGGTGCGCCGCATCAACGCCGTGCTGCAGCATCCGGATCCTGAGCTGCCCTGGATGCTCGCCAACATCGACCGCGAAGTGATCGGGGCCGACGATGTGCAGATCCTCGAGTGCAAAACCGCCGGCATCAACGGCGCACGCCTGTGGAAAGAAGGCGTGCCAGAGTATGTGCAGCTGCAGGTGATGCACCAGCTCGCCGTCACCGGCAAGCAGGCCGCGGATGTGGCCGTGCTGCTCGGCGGCCAGACGCTGGAGATCCACCGCATCGAACGGGACGAGCAGATAATCGCTCGCCTGATCGAGTTGGAACGCAAGTTCTGGCACTACGTGGAGGCCGATACGCCACCGCCGGCCGATGGCACCGCTTCCGCCGAAACGGCCCTGCGTTGCCTCTATCCGGAGGACAACGGCCAGGTCGTCGACTTCAGCCACCACGCCGGACTGACCGCTGCCTTCATTGAGCTCAAGGCCGTTCGCCAGTCGATTGCCGACAAGGAAAAGCGCGAGGCCGAGCTCAAGCAGATGCTGCAACAGGCCATGGGCGATGCCAGCCGGGCAGAGTTCTCCAGCGGCTACGTCAGTTGGCGCAAAGCCAAGGACAGCGTCGGCCTCGATGTCGCTCAGCTGCTCCAGGACAAGCCTTACCTGCAGGCCAAGTACCCACTGCTGAAACCCGGTGTGCGGCGCTTCCTGGTCGGCTGATTTCCATCTCTTTCACCCCTCCCTCCCCTTGGCCAGTCCATGCAGTTAGCGCTGTGTGGCTGGCTTTTTTCATTTCCAGGAGAACCACCATGCTCAAAGGTTTGGCTATCACCCCGCCGGTGCTCGGGCGCATCTCCATCGGCAAGGTCATCGAGAAAAACGGCAAGCGTCTGCCGGAGAAGGATGACCAGTTCACCATCACCTCCCAGGTACAAGGCAAGGACGGCTGGCTGCTGCACCCACTCAACGACGAATTGCGCCAGGGCAAGGACGACAAGCTGCGCAGCATCCCGGTACGTCTGCTGTTCAACGAGCCAGAGCTGAATTTTCGCGCCGACTACACCCTATTCGACCGGCAGTCCGGACGCCCGCTTTGCGTGGGCAATGGCGAGACCTGCAAACGCATCACCCAGGACGGCATGCAGTCGCTGTCCTGCCCTTCGCCGGACGCCTGCTCGTTGGCCAAAGGCAATGCCTGCAAGCCCTACGGCCGACTGAATGTGGTCATTGGCGACGACGATCCGCTGGGCAGCTTCGTGTTCCGCACCACCGGTTTCAACAGCATCCGCACCCTGGCGGCTCGCCTGCATTACTTCCAGGCCATCTCCGGCAACCGCCTGGCGTGCCTGCCGCTGGAGCTGCGCCTGCGCGGAAAGTCGACTCGCCAGAGTCATGGGACGCCGATCTTCTACGTCGATCTGACGGTACGCGCCGGTATGGACATGACGGAGGCTCTGTTATCGGCCAATGAGCTCGATGTGCAGCGACAGGCCGCAGGCTTCGACCAGACCGCCTTGGATGAAGCGGCGCAGCGTGGCTTTGGCAATGGCGCCTTCGAGGACAGCGAGGAAGATGCTGGTGCCGTCGCCGAGGAGTTCTACCCCGCCGAGGAAAGCCCATCGGCATTCCCCCAGACACGCCAGCACTCATCCACAGCCAGCCTGGCCGAGAAGCTGGAAGCGCGAGCCCAGCGCAGCATCCCACCGACAAATGACGCCCAAGGAGCCCAGCATGCGCCTGCACAAGCTGAAGGCCGGTGAATCGACCGGCACCTACCTGGTCGAGTCACCGGTCACCGAAACCGACATCCTGTTGATGGCCCGCCAGTTGGCCAATTTGCGTCTGCGCCGAGGACGAGCACTGACCTCACCGAAGGAGGTGTTCGGCCACCTGCAGGCGCTGCTCGCCGACCATGAGCATGAGGTATTCGCCCTGCTTCTGCTCGACAGCCGGCATCGGGTGATTACCTTCCAGGAGATGTTCCGAGGCACGCTCGATGGCGCCAGCGTCTATCCCCGAGAAATCGTCAAGGTCGCGCTGGAACACAACACCGCAGCAGCCGTGTTGGTTCATAACCACCCATCCGGTGATCCAGAACCCAGCCAAGCGGATCTCAACCTGACGCACAAAGTGCGAGAGGCCCTGAATCTGGTCGGTGTGCGAACCCTGGACCATATCGTGGTGGGCCACGAGAGCTGCGTGTCGCTGGCAGAACAAGGCTACCTGTGAGGAGAAAGCCATGAAAAAGCTACTGCGGACCTTGGCTGCCGTGTTCATGTTCGCCGGCATCCTCGCGGGCTGCCTGGGCCTTCTGCTGCTGGTGATTATGATGGTCCGTTTTCCACCGCTGCTGATTGCCGTGCTGCTGACCTGCTGGATCTTCAGCCGATTACAACAGACTGCAGACGAACCACCCCACTGACAAAATGGCATGGACCAGCGTGAGCAGCACGCCAAGCTGCTCACGCTGGTCATGTCCTCTCCTTATTTTTTTGTCGTCCCAGCAAGTCACGGCCAGCTGCAGCAGCGTCTTGGTGATGTCGTCCTGCACCACCTGCCTCAGCGCCTGGCTGTACGCATCTTCCGGCAAACCGGGGTTCAGGCGTTTGAGCGCGGCCTGCACCTCGCGGGTGAACACCACCTCGCTGTCGCTGCGGCGCCCCAGCAGGCCGTCCTATCCAAAGCCTTCCTCGTCCTGGGCGGACAGCCCCTGCCAGCCGAGCTGCTTCTGTAGCAGTTCGACGGTAGGCGCCTGGATAAGTTGATCCTCGGAGTACTCTTTTTAGCCATTTCCCTTCCCCGATATGGCCAGCGCAATGCCTGCTGGCCAAAAACTTCCTTCGCCTGCCTACCTTCTCAGGCGTTTCGGACATTCTTTTGGACAGTCCCAGTGGATTACCCGACGGACTGTCCAAAAACCTACCCTCCGAGAAAATACCGAGCAGCTTTCAACTTGCCGTCCATGCGCACGAGCTCCTCCGACACCAGGCTCCCCGGCATCGTCCGTATAAGTGGGCGGAAGCCATGGCATCCAGCACCGCACTCCGACTGCTACGGTACTTGGCGTCCATTGCATGCTCACAGGCTTCCTTCAAGCCAACGCCATTCTTCAGATCCAGCACACCGCACTCCTTGTCCCGATCAGGAGGGCTTCCATTTTCAATGACTGCATCATGCCCACCTGTTCTGCGGGAGCAAAGCTGTCGCCCAGCAAAACCTCTGTGGTATCGCCCCTTCCAGCTGGGACGAGCAGCGAAGTCTCCACGCTCTCTGAGCCGATGGTGCCCCTGCCGCCGCCCGTTCCGTTTTGCTGACAACCACTCTGCTGGAGGGGCAGCACGTAAGACATTGCGAAGGGCTGTCAGAGCCGGCTCGCACCGAAGCCATGCTGGCCATCCCCATAAACCTTGGTGGCTGCCTTGCAGAGGTAGCTGGCCCTGTAGAAAAAGTCGGCCTGACTCTGCGGGTCATTGCGACGCAGACAGTAGGCTGAATTGGTCGGTATCTCGACCAGCCCCCTGACCGCTTCGACTGACAGCCCCAAGGCACTGGCCCATGCCCCCTCAAGACGGTTGAACATGTTGTCCCTTCCGGCCTCGAACTTGCCAAGGGCATTGAAGGCGTCGAAGTTCAGCAGGAAAGCCACGTGATAGTGAGGCCTTCCATGCTGCCCTGTCTCCCTAGCCCAGACGCACCGGACGTTACTGTCATGCGCATTCTTGTTCTGCATGCGCGCCATTCGACGATTGTGCCGTATCTTGGCCTTGAACGACTCGACAAATCGATCAATTACCTGATTCGTGCAATGGCTTTCAGGTAGATCGACGCCCGTAGGGAACCTCAGATCAACCCTAAATGCGAACACACGAGAATACTGCTGAACAGCCCGCTCCGTAGTGCTGCGGAGTCTTTCTAGATACTGCCGAATAAAAGGCCCTTTATCGACCTGAATAGGCATTCCACAATAGCTGCTTGCATCATGAATCATCAGATTTTTGTTTTGAGGATGACGCTGCATTTCCAAATACTCCAGTGCTAGTTTCATATCCTTCTAGCGATGAGTACTTTTTAACAGCACACCATCGAACACATCACTCAGGCATCTGTGAATGCCTGAAATCCATCACCTATACACACCCACTCCTAACGACACTTGATATATCAACAATAAAGCATACTACCAATACCGAAAGACCAAACAATTAAAGCACCCAGAGCCATCAGGTAGACGCCTAAAAATAACCATGCAAAACGTCAAAAATAAACTCTGGAAAAAAATTGCCACAGCCAGCTAACCTGACCGTGACAACCTCCGTCCTCAAAGCCAAAGCAAACTTTAAAGTCAAACCGAAACAGCCCTTTGCGTGTCGCGCTCTTCAATTCGATCTAGGATCCACTCTTTGACCTCACTCTCTAGCCAGCCCACACTCCGCCCTCCCAAGGAAATCGGCTTCGGGAACCAGTTTTCGGAGACATATTTGTAAACCGTCGAGCGCCCCAGACCAGTCATTTCCATCACCTGCTGCAGTCGAATTACTTTCATGATGAGCTCCTAATTTGACTCATCAGATCTGGCTTGCGCGTAATTCTTTACATTCAGCGAGCAGCGTCCACCCCAGAATACAGGGCAGAAACTTCAATCCAGCACACTCACAGCAACTCCGCCCCGCACTGACAGCAGAAATGCAGACGCACCACCCAACATGCGACTCCAACTGAAGAGGGGACATTTCGCGGATAAATGAACGACCGAGCACTCGACGCTCACCCTCCTCAGCCGTAGTCACAACTTGTCGCCTGCCGATCACCTCATTTGGACACCAGACACAGGCCTTTCCACTCGCAGGGAGCACCGGTGACAGATCCCACCATGCCCTGAGCACAAGCTTTACCTCATGAAAGCCCCGTGTATACTAGCATTAGAGCTACCTTTGACATTCTAGGAAAGCGCTAGGATTACACTAGAAAACATCTATAAAACATCTAGAAAACGACTATTTATCATCTATTAATCTACTAGAGATTGGTCAAATACTCCCATTCCATCACTTGCATCACTACCAGTAAGAGCCGCAGACATGGCAATCCACATAAACGACAAACTCCAAAGAACATTTCGCGGCTTAAATGCCGACAGCCGATTCACCACCTGGCTATGGTTCTTTATAAAGTTCCACTCCCCGCAAGCCTACTTAGGAGAATTCAGAAGCCCCGGCATGCGTGACCGAATGGCAGAGGTAATCAACCAGGACCCCCATCGCGCCGACTTTATAGAAGCGCAAAGTGCTATTTCCCTCCTACCCGCGCAAAGCCTGCAGTGGATAACAAATGACAAAAGACAAAATATTTTTCTAATCAGGAAGCTTGCCGAGAAGAATGGAAATAACTACTTAGTCAGCCCCGCCAATCTAACCGGAAGAGATCTAACCATTGCGACAATTGACACCTGGCAAACGGATCAGACTCAAAAGTCAGCGCTAGTAAGCCAGATAAAATGGGAATGGGAGCTCCATACAAGCTCAGACCATATGTTCAAATGGTTCGATGATGCAGATGAGCGCGAAAAACTGAATACCGCATGGGAAATAGCCAAAAACAAATATTCACCCTTGCTTTTCCAGCAAACCCCATTTCAAGAAAAAAACGACTTTATTATTTTTTTTGACTCGCAATTCCTCACGGCATCAGACAAAACCCTGCTTATGGAATCCATCAAGAAACGATGGAGCCAAAACAAATACCGCGCCAAAATGACAGGCAAGAAGCAATACAATTTCATCCTATCCGACAAGACCATCAAGCGCCTTGACAATCTAGCCGATAAACATAACCTGAAGCGAACTCAAGTCCTAGATATATTGCTACAAATGGAGGAAGAAAAAGGAATTTACATCCCAGAAAGACTAAAACCGCTGATCGACAGCTAAACACTTCGCGGACAGAAAGATACATCCATAGCCGCGCCAAAAATATTCCACAGAGGCATCCAGATTATTAGCAAGGCTGCCAGAGGTTTACCAAATACCCATGCGAGAGCAATAAATTTTCGAGCACAACCAGCGAATTAAGAAAAACTCAGGAGCACCCCTTCGCCACAACTTGAGCATCAACTTCGTCGGCCCACGCCTGCATCATCTGGCGTCGTTCTTCCAGATACTCAGCCTGGTTGTAGCTTGCGCGCACCTTGTTTCTCTCGGCATGTGCCAACTGACGCTCGATCACGTCTGAGCGATATCCCATTTCGTTCAGCATGGTCGAGGCTGTCGCACGAAAGCCATGCGCCGAAAAGCCGATGCTGTCCTTGCCATTGAATCCCATGCGCTCAAGCGCCCGGTTCAGCGTCGTGGTAGTCATGCACTCGTTCGGCCTGCGATAGTTGGGAAATAGAAGCCGACGACCGCCCGTGTGGGTGTGCAGTTCACGCAGCAGATCGACCGCCTGCCTGGATAGCGGAACGATGTGCGGCTCTCGCATCTTCATGCGCTCCGCAGGAATACGCCACTCAGCCCGATCCAGATCGAATTCACTCCACTCCGCCTTGCGGAGCTCTACGGTGCGAACAAAGGTGAGCAGCATAAGGCGCAGCGCGATCACTGTAGTCCTGTAGCCGCCGTATTGTTCCAATGCCCTGGAGAAGTCGACTACCTGCTCACGACTGAGCGGCTTGTGATGCTGCACCTTGGGCCGGTGGATAGCGCCTTTCAGGGCTGCCGCCGGATCGGCGTCGGCGCGTAATGTCGCGACGGCGTATCGAAAGACCGCCGACGACCACTGCCTTACGAGCAGCGCCACCGTTGAAGCGCCTCGGGCTTCAATTCGATCGAGAATCTCCAACAGATGCGCGGCAGATACATTGCGTATCGGCAGCCTCCCCACGAAGGGGAAAACATCTGCCGCCATGAATCGCTCAACCTGGCGCAAGTAGTAAGGCGTCCAGCCTGGCGCCTTCTTTTTGATCCACTCGCGTGCAACCGCCTCGAAGGTGTTCGCGTTCGCAGCGCTGATAGCCAGCCGTTCGGCCTGCCTGTTGTGTGACGGATGGATACCCTGGCGAATCAGTGGCCTGGTCTTATCCCTCTCGCTGCGCGCATCAGCCAGTCCGAACTCCGGGTAGCTGCCAATGGCAAACACATTCTCCTTGCCATCTATGCGATAGCGGAGTCGCCAGAGTTTGGCACCGGTAGGACGCACCTCAAGATACAACCCGCCACCGTCGGTCAGCTTGAGCGGTTTCTCGGCAGGCTTGGCGTTGCGAACCTTGGCATCTGTCAGGGGCATATCTGCGGGTATCCGAATTTCGATACCCGCAACGATACCCGCATTATTCGTAGATGCCAACGAACGCCATGGACGACAAGGGACGTTAAGCTACTGGTTTTGCTGGGCCTTACGAAGGCGAATAGACTCTTCCGGACATCAATAGAAGCCAATGCTGCTTATCGATCATCAGCAGCATGCTGGCTGTAACCTCTTGATTTCATTCTTATGCGAATCGCATCACCCGGCTTTCGCCACACCCGTTTCCCAGCGCGCTCGCGGAGGAAGGGAGAGTGGAACGTCGGCATTATGCCTGTGGAAAACGGGGGACGCAGGGAGACGTGACCGGCCAGGCCGGCGAAAAAGAAGTCAGGCGCGCCAGCGCCAACGGGCGAATGCCTTGATGAGGGAGGTGATGATGCTGCTGAGGTGGATCACGATAGCGGTCTCACGGAGCCATGTTGGGGAACATAGCCCAGTGGGGAGGATGGGTGCAACAGCGGGATGTCGGAAGGAAGAGGCTTAAGAAGCGGAAATTGTTTACCAGGCAGAGGCCAGACAGCAGCGATCTAAAATGGCGAAGCCTACACGAGGCAGGCTTGCGTCCATCAGCCAGGTCAGATGCGCGGGAGCGGATATCTAGCCTTGATCTCTTCGACCTTGGCAAGCCAGGCGCTGTAATCCGTCTCCACACCTGCACGGATCGAATCGAACTCCACTTCCGTTTTGATCGGATCGCTTTCCAAACGGTAGGCCTCGGCACGTCTGGCCACCACAGCATCATATTCTTGCTGAACCCGCTCTCTGGAAACCTGATCCGGTGTTTTCATCATGTTCCAATCGATCACTTGGGCAACTCCACGGTTCCGTCTTCAACGATATGGATGGGGACAGGGAATTTGGCAGCTTCGCTGTAGCTCCCCCGGATGGGAAACACCAATGTCAGGCATATCTCTCCGCCTGCCCTGGTAACCCGCCCGGAAAAAGGCCCCTCATGGATGGCAGAGGCGGGCAGATATCCCCCCTCCGGTAACTGCGAGAAGTCGTACATGACACCCGAGACGGCTATCGAATCTCCGGAAACCATGACATCCATATCAGTCGAGTCCTCGGGCAGGACTACAACCGGACTGAGTTCGATACGCATCAGTACCACCTCCCCACAGCCATCACCGTAATGGTGTCGTTAGCCCCCAGTGCCTGCGCCGTCGCGAAAGAAACAGAGCTGCTACCGTTGAGATAGGCCCCACGAACCCCCTGCCCAGCAGTGGCAGGCCATCCGCTGGAGGGGATCCAATTGCAGGTCACCCCGGTATTGAAGCCCGTAACGAAGGCAGCTGGTAGCTGTATCACGTTAGCTCCAAACGAAAGGCCCGGTTCGGATCTTGCCGCTGCCATCTGGGTACCATCCGCAAAGCGAACGTACCAGCCGTTGGAAGTTGTCCCGCTCTCCATCACGGCCCCGGTGGGCTTACCTGTGACAAGTCGCCTCGTTACGCTCCCCACGATATTGTCTGTCGTATAAAACCTGACCCATTCCTTCCAGGTTCCATTGGTACAGCTCCTGTACCAAACCTCCGGGAGGTTGGTATTTCTCACGAAGAACAGCTGATAGCGGGTACTGGCGTCGAATACCATCGACAGAGCGACATGGCCGTTCACACCGCTGATATTGTTGTTTCCAAGAGGCACGTTGTAAGTATTGGGGGTTATCGAGAACCATCCGCTTTCGTTCACCGTGTCCATATCCAGGGCCATGGGTGCTTGGGTCTTGGAAACACCTCCCAAGAACCCCAATGCATTGCCTACGGTAGAGGCTCCATTGATAGCACGGCCAACTTCGGTGATCCCCATGTCAGCCTGCGCCTGCGAACCGGTAGACGCTATCGCCCACGGCTTTATGCCCGCAAGGGTCGCCCCCCAGTCCATCGCGATCTGGTTGAAACGATCTGATAGGTCCTTGTCGTAGCCCAGGATCGGCGCCACTGCATAGGGCTGGCCGCTGGCCGTGCTGCCCTGGTAGTTTGGCGTGATCGAGATGACCGTCGAACTGGCGACGTTTGTGACCTCGTACCAACGCCCATCGGGCCCGCGAAATGCATCGCCGACCCGGGCATTGGACGAGAACTGTGTGCCAGTACCGGTAACGGTCGGGCTATTTGCGGTCACCGCTACGGTGCCAGCGGAATACCATGCCATTTGGCCTCCTAGAATCCTGTTACATCAATTACCATCACCACAGCATCTCCACCTCTATATGAAAATGTATTTGTCGGCCCCGTTCTAGTTCCGCCGGCGATAGCAACTAATTCTATATATAGTGTATTTGATCTGATTTCTGCCGTACTCGAACTCATCCCCCAGACCCAAAGCCCTCCATTCGGCGGATTAACTTGGCTCTGATAACTGTGGTATGTTGTCACCAAGGAAATTAAAGCATACTCTCTCCCCGGCAATAGCGGAAAACGCTTGTTATTCTCACTACGTTGCATAGTGTAAGTACCGACCACTCTCAAGTAGTCGAGATCACTATCAAAAGTAACTCGCCCCGTTGTCTTATTTCTCAGCACAAGGCTACCTGTAGCGGCCCCATCCAGAGGGTCATCAAAGATGAAATAGCTGATCGGAGTACCTGATACAGACACCACTGTCCACGACACACGACCACTAGCAACCTCCGTCTTGGCTACGTAAAAAGCGCCCGTCATCGATACGGCTATCTTCGGTAGAGAATCTGACCTCCTAGGTATGTAGGATATCGTCGCGGCTGGGTAGATAAAGGTAGTAGAGGCCGATGGGGTAACGGTTCCTCTGGCCGCAACTGCCGAGTTCACATAAGTGTCATCAATTACCACCACTCCGCCTGGATTCCTGACGATCACGCGCCCCATCAGTAGATACCGTACTGTATTGTTAGCGGAATATTCACACTTGGCTTCGTCCAAGACAGGGTATTCCCAACTATTGTTATTGTGGGAAATGGGAAATTTATGAAATCATACTCAACCAGCCAAGCCCACCAAGGGGTGCCATCAGAGAACCCTGAAACAACAATACTTCCAGCACTAGCACCAATTGAAAAAAAACCCAGCCTCTTGGTTATCCTACTTGAAATATCGACCTTTACCCGCCCCGTCACCCTATCCCTAATAATTAATTTAGCCATTAGACCGATATCTCCACAACAACAATGCCTGTCTCATTATCAGTGATGGTCCACTTCCCACCGACAAATCGAGAAGTTGCGCTTACTGACGATGCATTAATCTCCAGTTCCCCACTCTTATTTATCTGCCAACCTGACTGTCCGGATATGTAGTTTCTCGACTGAATGACATTGCCGATCTTCGCGTTGGTGATCGATCCGTCCTGAATCATCGCGTTGTTGATGAACATCTGGCCGCCAACGATCGAGACCGGCGCCACGGTCTGCCCGCTGGAACTGTTGAACCAGAGGAACCGGTCAGCCTGGAACGCCATGGTCGTCACGCTCGTACCGCTGTCGAAGCCCAGTTGCCAGCCAGCGGCATACTTCTGCCCGTTGGCATGCGCCTGGAGCTTCACGCTGTAGAGCGCCTTGACGTTGCCATCCAGCGAGGTAACCGCTTGAGAGGTGGTCTGGATGTTCGCCTCGTTGGTATCGGTGCGCGCACTGACGGTATCCACCCGCTGCCCCAGGGCGCTGTCCGCGTTGGCGCGGACGGTCTGTTCGGTGCTGATGGCCGAGGCATTGCTCGCAACCTGTCCGGATAGCTGATCCAGGCGCTGGACGGTTACGGCATTGTTCGACGCAACGACCGACTCGACGGTGGCTATCCTGCCCTCCGCCGTCCCGGTCCGCGCCTCAAGCAAGCTCGTCCGCTTCGCCTGCGCTTCGTCCTCGTTCGCCCGCACGGTGACTTCGGTGGCAGCTCGAGCAATGGTGTCCCAGCCCTTCAGCGCATCCGCCTTCTCTCCGGTCGCCGGTTCCCCGCGGGCGGCAGCTTGCAGCACATCCAGATTCGATGCCGCTGCTTCGATCCTGCCGTCGAGTTCGCTGATTTCAGCGGTATGGCTCGCCACCTGCTGCGCCAGCCCGTTGGCGGTTTCCAGCGACTGGCCGATATCGGACCAGTAGGCCGCGTTCGGCGGCGCCGTCTTCGCCGGCACAGCCTTCAGTGCCTGGTACAACCGCTGCCCCTGTCGCACCATGTCGTTCTTCGCGTAGACCTTGGCCGGGTCGTACAGCAGAATGTCGGCGAGGTCGCCGACCTGCTTCTGCAAGCCCCCGATATCCACCTGCATCCGTTCGATATCGGAGAAGAACTGCTGGCCCAGCGCCGACTCGACGTACTCCTGGGTGATCAACTGGTTGTATTCGCTGGCGTCGCTGGAGCTGGTGCCGGTGACCCAGTTCGACCAGGCGCCGACGTTGCCGCTACGGTCGATCAAGCGACCGCGGAACGCCAGCCGTTCGCCGGCCGGTATCGGCGATACCAGGTGGGTATTGCCTGGGTAGGCGAACAGGCCCAGCGCCCGTGCGGTCTCCTCGCTGCCGCCGGGAGTGGCGGACTGCTGGATCTCGGTGTAGGCGGTGTCCGCCGCGCCGCTGGCCGGGAACCCCCACTCCAGGCCGATGCGCCAGGGGCCGGCCACGCAGCGCAGGTAGGCCAGCGCCGGCGGCGGCGTGGTCTTGCCCTCGAGAGCGGTTTCCTCACTGCTGGCGTAGACCGAACCGACCTCCATCACGTTCAAGGCGCGTACCCGCACCAGATAGCGACCGGCATAGATGCCCGGCACGTCGAAACCGAGCGCCGAGGTTCGCGGCACCCGCACCCAGTTGCCCGAGTCCTTGCGCCATTCGGCCTCGTAGGCCACCGCGTTCGGCGCGGCATCCCAGGAGGCCGACAGGCTGGTCACCGCCAACCCCTGGTCGACCTTGGTGAAAGCCTTGATCCGCACGTTCTGCGGCGGCGCCTGCACGCCCGGCGGAATGCTGGTGACCGGCGGCAGCTCGATGCGCGCACCGTTGTCGATGGCGTCGAACTTGCTCGCGTTGTGTTGCAGCGCGGTGATCTCGAAAAGATTGTCCTGCGGCCGGGTGATGCTCATGATGCGGAAGCGCTGGGTGGTCAGGCTGTTGCTCTGCAGCGCCCACTGCCCCTGGGGCCGAGGCGTCTCCGAATAGGCGGCGGTCACGCTCAGCACGCGGCCGACCACCGACTGGACGCTGCGCGCCTCGGCCTTGCCGTTCGGCAGGTTGACCAGCAGGCGATCGCCGGGTCGAGCCTCGACGTCGCGGTCGAGGGTCAGCGCGCGGCCATCCACCGCGCTCAGGCGTCCGCCGATCTGCTTGCCGGACTTGACCGGGTCGGCTACGGCGATGATCTTCCCCGGCGCCAGCCCACGGCCATCCATGCCGGTGCGGAAGGTCACCGCGTCCTGCTCCAGCTCCTCGGTCAGCAGCGCCCACTGGCCACGCCGCTGCGCCTCGCCCTCGGAGGTGCAGCCGATCGCGGTGATCTCCAACTGGCTGATGCCGTAGCGGCGCTGCGCGCGATCATTGTTCACCGCTACCGGCTGGCTCTGGTAGCCGTTGCCCGGATTGTCGTAGTTGACCAGGGCCAGGGTGTGGCGATCGCGCTGGCGGCTGCTGCTGTAGTTGAAGTGGCTGCCGTCGTCGCCACGCACGGTGTTCGACGGCGAGAAGGTGTAGGCCTCGTCCTCCGGCATGTCGGACACCGCCACCATTTCCGCGCCGGACCAGTAGGACATGCCGCGGAAGATCGCTGCCAGGTCGCGCAGCACGGTCCAGGCTTCGGCGCGACTCTGCAGGTACAGGTTGCAGCTGAAGCGCGGCTCCTGGCCGCCCTTGCCGTCGGGCACCGACTGGTCGCAGTACTGGGCGATGCGGTACAGCGACCACTTGTCGACCATGCTCGCGTCGATCCGCCGACCGAGGCCGAAGCGCTTGTGCAACACGATGTCGTACCAGTGCCAGGCCGGGTTGCTGGTCCAGGCCGACTTGAACGAGCCGTCCCAGGTGCCGCTGTAGCTACGGGTCTGCGGATCGTAGTTGCTCGGCACCCGCACCCGCCGGCCGCGCGCTTCCACCGATATCTGCGGAATGCTCTGGAACTGGCTGGCATCGAACTCGACGAACAGCAGCGCGGTGTTCGGGTAGCGCAGCTTGGCGTCGATCACCTCGGTGATCGCCTCGACCCGCATGGTGTCGGCGATGCGGTTGTTGTTCTGGTTCGGCGTCAGGCGGCGCACGCGCACCTGCCAGCCGCTCCGCGCCTCCGGCAGGTCGACACGGTGGGAGCGCTCGTAGCGGCTGGTGGACTTGTCGTCCAGCGAAGCCTTCAGCGCTTCCTGCCAGGCACCGCCGTCGACGGCGATGTCGATCGCGTAGTCGATGTGGTAGCCGACCACGTCACCGTTTTCCTGCTGGCGCTGGATGGCCGGCCAGGACAGGCGCAGGCGCACCGCCGAGAGCTGGGTGTTGCTCACCGCGCGGACCCAGGGCGCGTCACTCTTGAGCTCGACGCCGACCGCCAGTTCGTTTTCCACGGCGGGCACACCGGCAATGTGTTCCTGGTCCACCGAGCCCGGACGGAACTCCCAGGTCACTCCAGGGAAGTTCACCGAGCCGTCCGCCGCCAGCAGCGGCGTATCGTCCAGGTAGATCGAACGGCCGTCGACGCCACCGTCGAACTCGCCTTCGCCCAGTGCCAGGAGAATCTTCGCCCGCGCGATCGAGCGCACCGAGTCCGGCATCTCCACCGGCTGGCGCGGCTTCTTGCTGCCACCCTTGTGGCCCGTGATGGTCTTGTTCATGACGTTCCTTCAGGCAAAAAAACGCCCGCGCATGGCGGGCCTGTTACGGCGTTGCCGGCTACAGCCGGTCCTCGGCATAGATGCCGGCGCTGATCACCGCGCCGCCGATGCGGCGCTTGCCGTAGAGCACGCCGACCGGATGGCCCTGGGCGATGGTGTTGACCGGGCCGCCGAAGGCATAGCTGGGGGCGTTCTCGGGGGCCTCTCGGCCCTTCAGGCCCTTGGGTTGGGGGCTGAGCATCTGCATGACGCCGCCGAGCATCATGCTGGCGCCGGCAGAGATCAGAAACGTGCTTGTCCCGAGCGTAAGACTCGTTGCGAAGACACCTACGGCAATGAGTGCAGCTCCTAATACCGTCTGAAACAATCCGGACTGCTTGCTTCCGATCACCAACGGCACGATGCGGATATCCTCGCGTCCGCGCATGTCCAGTTGCTCGCCGGACAGGTTGGTACGCCCACGGAACACGGCGAAGGTCAGCCCTTTCGATTCCGCCTCGCGCATGAACGTCTCGAATCCCTCCATGGTGTGCTTCAGGGCACTCATCGCCTCGCGTACCGTGCCGCTTTCCAACAACCGGCCGTGCATGCGGCCGAAGCGCTTGCCCAGAACCCCGTACAGACGGATGGTGGTGAGGCCCTGACTCAGGGTGTCACTCATGGACCTGTTCCTCTCGTGAAGAGCCGATTCCGACGGCTCGCTTGAATATGTCGTTCACTGCGGCATCCGCGTGTGCCGCAAGACCAGGCGCGTGCGTTCGATCCAGGGTCCGCCGAACACGTCGCGGGTCGACAGCCGTCCGTACAGGTGGTGCAGCAGGAACGGTCCGTCGCCGCCGAGCGCCTGGACCGGCTCGCTGTCCAGACGCCAGTCATTGCCCAGGTAGATGCCCGCGTGGTTAGGGTGCAGCGCCCTCCCGACCTGCATCACCAGCATGTCGCCGCGGCGGATTCCGGCCAGCGGCACCGGCCGGAATCCGGCCGCCGCATAGTGCTGCTCGTAGAGGCTCTCGCCGGTTTCCCACCAACCGTCGCGGCGCGGATAGTCCGGAAGCTCCAAACCTGCCTCGCGGCGGTACCAGTCGCGACAGAGGCTCCAGCAGTCGAGCACGCCGTGGGCGAACTCGCGGCCGAGCAGCGGCGCCCGATAGCCCTCCGGCGCTAGATGCGCGACATCGCCTTCCGGCCAGGACAGGATCACCCAGGGCAGACCATGCAGTTCGCAACTGACCCGATCGGCCATGCTCGGCGTGGCCGGAACGTCCGGGTGGCTGTGGACGATGGCCAGGACCTCGCCCTGGTCCTCGGCGGCGCACCAGTCCTGGTGATCGATCACGAAGTGCTCGCTGGGCGATCCGGCTGCGTTGCGACAGGCCACGTAGCGGCGTTGACGCACACCGCGAACGATCAGCCCGCAGCATTCGCGCGGATGCTCGCGGGCGGCGTGTGCGGCGATGGCCCGCTGCAGGCTGCGGCTCAGTTCCATGCTCACATCCTGACCAGGCCGGCGCCGGCGAAGCCGCCGTGGGACAGCGGGTTGTCCGCGCCGAAGCGCAGCTTGCAATCGCTGACCCGGCCGCCGCAGCGGTCCAGCGCCGGATCGTCCACCGGATTGCCGTCGGCATCGAACATCGCCGTGCCGGTGTAGTTGCAGTCCTGCCCGCGGTACTCGTTGGTGATGCACCAGTGGCACAGCGAGGTGATCTGGCGCGCCGGGATCTGCTGGCCCTGGAAGTCCGGCGGAGCGGACAGCTCCCAGGTCACCTGGACGCTGTTCTCGGCGGTCTTCTGCTCGAGGAACCAGATGTTCAGGCGCTCCTGAGAGGGGTCGGCCTGCGGGTTGCCTTCGGCGAAGTTGGCCGCATCCAGGTAGTGCGCATAGGTCTCGCGCACGGTCAGGCGCGCGCCTACCAGGCCATCGAAGAACAGGCAGAGCGCGCTGATGCTGCCGTCGATGTTGCCCACGCTAAGGGTCGGCGAACTGGCCCGGCCGTCGCCGCGCTGCTCGAAGCCGCGCGCCTCCAGCGGCCAAGCTTGGTAGACGTTGCCCTGCCAGTGGATCGGCCCCTGCTGCAGGTGGCCGTGGAAGCGCAGCATCTCGCCGCCGAACCCGGTGCAATCCAGGTCGAACAGGCGCACCAGCGCCCCAGGCTCGAGGGCCTGGTCATCGGCTGTGATGGTCATGCTTACCTCACGGATTGAAGACTTGCTGGAAGGTGGTGTTCAGGGTGAACACGCCGTTGCCGCGCGGTCGCAATTGCCAGCCCTGGGCGCGCACCCGTACCGGTTCGCCAGTGGGCAAGGTCCAGAGGAACGAGCGGTAGCCGCCGTGGCGCTTGAGGAAATCGCGGATCGGGCCGATCAGCGCGAGATCGCCGGTACGCGAAACCTGCCAGGTCTCGCTGAGGTTGTTCAGCCCGTCGCCGAGCGCCTGGCTGTAGCCGCCGCCGTACTGCACCTGGCGCACCAGTTGGTTCGCCTGGCCGGCGGAATCGATCGAGATGTCCCAGGTAAAGCGTTCCAGATCAGCCATTCACCATCCTCCATACCAGGCCGCCGGGGCGCAGCTCCTGCGCCACCACGTTGCGCGCGGCATCGTTGATCATTCCCGCCAGCTGCTGTCCCGTACCGTCGTCGCCGCTGGCCGTCGCCGCGCCCTCGCGGCCGCCGCCCAGGCTGACGCTGGTGGAGAAATTGAAGACGTTGCCACCCTCGCCGCCGCCGAGCGCGCGCACGCCGAGCACGCCATCGGAACCGCGACTCAGCGGCATGATGGCTTCCGGCCCACGCTCGCCGATCAGCGCCGGACGACCGCCGGCCATGCTGAACAGCGCCGGCGCGCTCTGGATGCCATCGTTGAAGGCACCGCCCCTGGCGAACCCAGGCATGCCTCCGGCGCGTTGCTTGCTGACCCAATTGGCCATGTCCGAGCCGGTGTAGTCGGAAATCCGCGAGCCCGCCGTTGCGCCGCTACCGAAGAACCCGCTGACCGCACCGACGATGCCGCCGATGATCTGCAGCGTCGCCTGCCGCGCGGCGATCCGCGCCATATCCTGGATCACCGAGTCGGCGAAATCCTTGAACGACAGCTTGCCCGTGGTGGCAAAGGTGAACAGGGCGTTCTCCATATTGGTGAAGGCGTTGGTAAACAGCATGTCCATCATTCCCGAGACGTCCTTCGCCTGGTCGCGCAGGCTCGCCCAGGAGGCGTCCATCTGTTCGACCCAACTGCCCACCGGCTTGCCAGCGGCCGAAGCCCCTCCAGCCGAGACCTTGGAACCGTCCCCGGTCTGCCCGGAAGCAGTGGCCACCATCGTACCGACATCCATCGCCGCTGCCGGCATTGGCGCGGCACCCTGGGCCGCGGGAGCGCCCGCTGCCGCTTGTCCCGCAGCTGCGCGGGCCTTTTCCAGTAGCGAGGTATAGGGCTTCTGGCTGGCCAGTTGCGCCTCGGTGATGCCGGCCTTGCCATTCATCCAGCCGAACAATCCGTCCAGGGCGAGCATTGAAAGCTGCCGCGCGGCGATCCGGGCGACATCGTCGATCACCGTCTTGGCGAAGTTGCTCAAGGACAGCTTTCCGCTAGTGGCGAAATTGAACAGCGACTTCTCGAGCTTCTCCGACGCATTCCTGAACAGCTCGTCGGTCATCCCGGAGATATCCTGCAGCGGCGCGCGGTAGGCGCCCCAGACATTGTTCATCTGCAACAGCCACTGCTTGAAGACCTGCGACTGGAGCGACGGCTGTTCCTTCTCGTCGTCGCCAGCCTTCGCCTGTCCCTTGCCCGCCTTGTCGTCGACCTTGGGCTTCTCGGTACCGACGCTGGCGACCCAGCCAAACAGCCCGTCCAGCAGCATCAGGGTCATCTGCCGCGAGGCGAGGCGCGCGGCATCGGCGTAGGCGGCCTTGCCCACGTTGGCAAGCGACAGCTTGCCGGTCTCGCTGAGATTGAGCAGCGCCTTGTCGAGCTTGTCGGAAGAGTTCTTCAGTAGTGCTTCGTTGAGCTTGGACAGATCCTGGAGTGGTTCGCGATAGCTCTTCCAGGCTTCGCCCAGCTCCTTCTGCCGGGTCTTCCACTCGGCCAGTACCTTGTCCTGGGCGCTCTGCACAGGCTTCTTGGCCTGACCCGCCTGGCGACTGGTCCTGCCCAGCATGTCCAGCGCCTGGTCCAGCACGCTACTGGCAATCAGTGCCGAACTGTCCAGGCTTTTGCCGATAGCCTTGCCAGCTTTTTCCGCGCGCGCCTCCATGGCACGCATTTTCTGATCGTTGATCCTGCCAACCTTGTCCATCCCGGCCCTGTACCCTTCGCTGCGAAGGACCAGGTCGAGCGTCAGGCTGCCGTCGGTATTCGTGGCCATGATTCATGTCTTCCAGAAAAAGACCCCGCCGCAGCGGGGTGGCCTGTCATGCCCATTGATCCATCGCCTGATGCAGCGAAAGGGGCTGGAGAGCCATATGCGGACGGAACGCGTCGGGATCGGCGTCCGCCCCCAGCGCATGCCCGAGCAACGCAGCGATCCGAGCCAGCGCAAGCTCCAGCCGGTGTCCCGGATGGAGCGAGCCGCGCTTGTTCAGGTAGGCGACCCAGGCGCGGTACTCGGCGTAGCTGAGCCGCTCCTTGGCCTCGGCAATGGTCGACCCGCCGACGCCGTTCAGCACCAGTTCGTGCCAAACCTCGTCGGCGGGGGTCAGTTTTTTTCCGCGTCCTCGACCCGGTTGACCTCACCGACCGCCTGCAGCAGCAGGAAGCCCAGCGCCGGGTCGAGGTCGTAGGCCTGTTCGTAGGTCAGGCTTTCCTCTCCCGTCTCGCCCAGGCGAATGCATTCGGCGAGGTAGCGCGCGTTGCGGCTCTGCTGGTCGCCTTCGGCGGAGAACAGGCGCTCCACCGCGCCAAAACTGTTGCGTCGGACGAACACCTGGAAGGTGTCGCTGACCGCCTTCTTCCTGCCGGCGGGAACGCGGGTCCAGGTAATCTCCTTGCGCACCAGCGCCGACTCGATGAAACCGCCCGCCGCACGAAGTTCGTTGAGATTCATCTACGCGCTCCTCAAGCCGACTTCGGCGTCCACTTGCCGGCGCCGGAACGCTGGATGGTGGCCTGGGTAGCGACCAGCGTGTTGCTGGCGAAATCAAAGGGGAAGTCGCTGACGTAGCCTTCGAAGGTGAACCAGGTGCGCGCCGGCGGCAGCACGAAATCGTCGCCTTCGGTGCTGACGGTCGGCTTTACGTCGATTCCGTCGGACCAGCCGATGGCCCACTTGACGCTCGTCTCGCCATCTTTCTCGGACAGCTGGAACAACCGAACGTGACTGGCCAGGCGTGGATCGGCGTTGATGCCGAGGGTCGCCTGGCCAGGGGTGCGCAGGCCTTTCTTGTACTTGCGCGAAGTGTCGCTCAGGCACGGGTCTTCGATCTGGTCGGCCGGATTGCCGCCCGGGTTGAACGAGGTCACGCCTTCGATCTCCAGGACGGTAGCGGCACCGGTACCGGATACCGGCGGAACCAGGGCGTAGATCTGGGTACCTTGAGTCAGGATGGACATGGAAAACTCTCCTTTATGCACATGAAAAGACCCGCACCAGGCGGGTCGTCTGGCCCCGTCCCCAGGACGGTCGGCCGTGGCGCGGTACGCGGTCGGCGAGGAGCCTCCACGTCCCGAGCCGTTGTCGGATGCAAACGAAAAAGCCCGGCACACGGGCCGGGCTCTGAGGTTGCAGGTGGCATCCCTGGGGGGACACACCTGTACAAGCATGACTACGTTGTACCGGCCGATTCCTGGCTCGACAACGCTGCGGAATCAATACACGGCAATATGCGCCGGACACACGTCCATCGACGTCCATATGCGCCCAGTGTCTCAGCGGCAGGCACGCAACGCCGCCTGCAATTCGAGTTCGTAGCCCTGCCGCTGGCGGCGCTCGGCGAGCAATGCGCGAACCTTGGCCTGCAGCGAATCGCCAGCCTTCAGCGTGGCGCCGGCCCAGCTCGGCGGGCGCACGTCAGGTACACGGCAGGGCACTGTCAGGGGAACCTCGACGCGCACGGGGCGAGGTGTCGTCGGCGAGGCTGCGCAGCCCGCGAAAAGCAGACAAAGCCCCAGCAGGAGACGAGTCATAGTCCCAGCTCCCGGTCGATCGCCGCACCTGCCGCCTGGCAGTCCGTGCCAATGTCGGGTTCCTGGAGCAGACGCACGGCCGCGGCATACTGCTCCGCGGCCTGCGCCCTGGCCTCGCCGAGTGCCTGCTCGGCATCCTTCGCGCGCCTCTCGGCGCTCGCCCGCACCGCCGCCAGCGCTCGTTGCTGCTCATCGAGCAAAGCCTCGAGCTGGCCGCTGGCGACGCGGCTGGCAGTGAGTTGGCCCAGGGCCTCCTCCAGTTGCGGACGATAATGGCGGGCAACCAGGCCGCCGCCGAGCAAGGCGCCGGCCAGCAGGACCAGTAACACGGCCGGCAGGAGCAGAGCGAGCCGGCTCATGACAGCACCGCCCTGGCCCGCTGCCACAACGCCAGGCGCTCCGCCTGGCCATTCAGGCCGCCGTTGATGCGGCGGGTGATGGCAGCGAACTCGCCGCGGTCGGCCAGCTCGTTGAGCCCGTGACCGGCCCACCACCAGGCGGCGCTGTGGGCCGCCGGCACGGGCTGCTCCAGGCGCCAGGGCTCGGCTTCCAGCGGCTCGCCGAGGGCCTCGCCGACCAACCGGTAGTTGGCACGCCCGGTGATTTGTAGCAAGCCACGCCCGCGGAAGCGCCAGCCATCGCCGGACGCTTCGTCGCCATTGCCGTTGCGCGTGGCGTAGGTGTTGTCGGCAATCGCCTGCGGATTGCGCGCCAGCCGCCAGGCCAACGCGTTGGGCTGCCCGTCGGGGCCGAGATAGCGGCTCGGCCAGGCCGCCGCCAAGCCTTGGGCACTGTAGTTGAGGTTCTCCACCAGCCGGGTCAACTGGCTGCTTTCGTGGCCGACCTGGGCGAGAAACGCGGCACGCCGCGCCGGTGTGTCGATCTCCCTCTCGTCCATGGCCCGTTGCAACGCCGCAACGAAAACGCCCGCGACGAGGCGGGCGTTGGGAAAAATGCGCAGCAATTGCTGCTCGGTCAGTTTCATCGATCCTCCTGGCACTTATGTCCGCTCATGCGGCTCCTCCTCGGGCAGCTCGCAAACCCCCAGGCGCCGGGCGGCCCAGCGTTCGTAGAGACCGACGGCGATCTCCGCGCCGGCCGCGGCGGTCAGGCTGCCCAGCGCCGCGGCGAACAGCAGCGCGGCGCCGCAAGCCAACGCCAGCAGCATCACCGCCACGCCGCAGACGATCGACGCGCCGGAGCGCAGCGCCAGGCGCCGCAACAAGGCCCAGCCGCCGAGACCGGCCTTGTCGGCACGCCACATCTCGCCGCTGACGCCGCCCAGCGCTGCGAGCAGGATCAGTACCCAGAGCGGCATTTCCGTCAGTGTCTGCGGTTCGTTGCCCATGGGTCCCTCCTTGGCAGGCAGCGCCGGGCACGTCCGCACGAACGTTTTCCCGGGCAATAAAAAACCCGGCGCCAGGGCCGGGTTCCGGTGCTTCACGAGTGCCTCCCTGGGGACGCACCTTTACAAGAATGACTACTTTTTACCGCCCGATTCCCAGCCCGGCAATGCCTTCTCGACAATCCACTGCAATAGGAGGGAGACGCACCACGATATGAGGGTGATATACCGCCCTGGGAACCTTCGCCAGGCATCCGGGCAAGCGAATACCCACTTCCGATATGGAAAGCCCGGCATCGACTGACGAAAAGGATGGCTACGCCAGCCCGAATCCGCCTCTACCGTGCAGGGTCCGCTGCTGTGCATGGGACTCGCCGCCTCCATGGGCGACAGGCATAAAAAAACCGGCCCGAAGGCCGGTTGGAAAATTCCAGGGGGGACACGGTATCCGGTCCAGGAACTCAGGCCACCCGCCGCAGCAGGCCGTCCTGGATACCCTGGTGCGCCACATGCAGGCGCAGATAGAAGGTGTTGCGGCTGCAACCGCAGTGGCGGTACTTCTGCTCGGGGAAGCTGTCGCGATTGAGATAGTGCTCCACCACCACGTTCTTCAGTTCCTCGGGTAGGCGATTTACCAGGCGATCGACCTCCGCCACACGGTCGAGGATCACCCGGCTGCCACGGTGGCCGCGGACCACCTCGCCCTTGCTGGCGATCAGCATGGCGATCAGGTTGCCGCCGGCGTAGCCGCCTCCGTTGCTGCCTGGCGCGTGCATTTCCTCGGCCCAGAGCTTGAGCATTTCATCGATGGCTTTGATCACGGTCGTGTCTCCTTTCACTGCCCGCGAGGGCTCGGCATGAGGTCGGTTCAACGGCGCTCGTGGCGGTCCTGGCAGTCGATGCAGCGACTGCAGCCCGGTGCCGCCCGGCGGCGCGCCTGGGGAATGGGCTCGCCGCAGTCCTCGCAGTCTTCCGCGGACTCGCGGATGGCCAGCGCCGGGCGCGCCGCCAGGAGGCCGTCGAGGCGAGCCAGGACCAGTTCGTTGGCGTGATCGGCAAGGTCAGCCATGGAAAGCCTCCCTGGCGTGCCCGACGCCCGACGGCCGAATGGATGGAACATGACAGATGCGCGGCGCCGGTTCGGCGACCTGCGTTCCTCTGCGCGGAAATGGCGAGTGCGTATCTCGCGACATGGCAATGACTCCCTGTACGACGCCGCCGTACCTGAAGCAGGTCGGCGACAGAATGAATGAGCGGGACGGAGCGTCTGCATGGACGGCGCTCCGGCCCTCCAGGTGCCGGAGCGCTTTCCCATGGCCCCGGCACCCAAGCAGTCGGCACCTGCATCGTCGGTCGCCGACAACCGGGTGCGTCCCTGCACCCATGTGAAATCTCTGAAAGGCGGGTGGGAAGTTGTGGAACTCACCCCTTCCGCTTTCTGACGGAAGAGAAATTACAACCAAAGCTATTTATCGTCAACACCTAGGCTCTTTACAGAAAATCCATCGGTCTGTAGATTGCCGAGCATGGACAAGAGCACCCAGATCCCGCCCGACAGCTTCGCCGCTCGCCTCAAGCAGGCCATGGCGATGCGCAACCTGAAGCAGGAAACCCTCGCCGAAGCGGCAGGGGTTTCGCAGAACACCATTCACAAGCTGACCTCGGGCAAGGCCCAGAGCACCCGCAAGCTGATCGAGATCGCGGCGGCCCTGGGCGTCTCGCCGGTCTGGCTGCAGACCGGCGAAGGCGCTCCAGCCGCGCGCAGTGCCGTGTCCGTGGCCGATGGCAGCCCATTGGTGCTGGAACCGCTGCATCCGTGGGACAGCGACACACCGCTGGACGAAGACGAAGTGGAACTGCCGCTGTACAAGGAAGTGGAGATGTCCGCCGGCGCCGGACGCACTGCGGTACGCGAGATAGAGGGGCGCAAGCTGCGTTTTTCCTATGCCACGCTGCGTGCCTCGGGCGTCGATCCGTCGGCGGCGATCTGCGCCCAACTCACCGGCAACAGCATGGAACCGCTGATCATGGATGGCTCCACCATCGGCGTGGACACCGCCACCACCCATATCACCGATGGCGAGATCTACGCCCTCGAACATGACGGCATGCTGCGGGTGAAGTTCGTCTATCGCCTGCCCGGCGGCGGCATTCGCCTGCGCAGCTTCAACCGCGAGGAATATCCGGACGAGGAGTACTCGCCGGAGGACATGCGCAGCCGCCAGATCAGCATGATCGGTTGGGTCTTCTGGTGGTCCACCGTACGCCACCGGCGCGGCCCGTCCCTGGTGCGGTGAGCGCCTGGCGCTCGCCCGCTCTACAACTTCAGCTATTGAACAAGAAAACAACCTGAGCTATATTCCCCTCAACGACGTGTAGCCGCAGGAGGGAATACCATGCAGCCATCCATCGCCCCTAGCACTCCGATTCCACGCCAGGAAACCGTGGAATTGGTCTACCGCATCTTCGGCGACGTCCTGGTGCCGCTGGAGCAGGTTCGCGAACGCTGGTTTCGCAACCTGAACAAGGAAAACTTCAGCAAGGCCCTGGCATGCGGGCGGATCGCCCTGCCGGTGACGACCCTCGACGATAGCCACAAGGCCATGCAGTTCGTGGCCCTCGATCACCTCGCCGCCTACGTCGACCAGCGCGCGAACCAAGCCGGAGGCGCCCGTCGAGCACAGCCGGGCGCTGACAGCATCGCATCCTGA